ATATCACCAAGTCTTTTACGACGAGCGAACTCTGCCTGCCTCTGCTGCGCTTCACGTGCCTGTGCTTGCTGGCCAGCGCCTTGAAGAATCTGTTGCGCCATACGGCCACGCTGAATCTCATCAACCTGACCAGTGGCTTGCTGCCTTGCCAGTTCTTCAGCAGCCTGTGCTGCGATAAGTTGAGCTTCTGGTTCCATGATTGCTCCTTAGGTCGGTGCCATAGTTTGAGTGTTAGGCAACTTAAAGGTTCCTGGTCGCGCTCCTGCTTCAATCGCCAACCCATTAAGGGTGATGCCCTCTCCCGAAGAAGCAATAAGAATTCTCATTTTAAACGCTCGGCACTTTTGATTGGTCAAATGAACACGGATGTTATTCGGTATATCTGAACCAAAAGTAGTGACCGTATGATTTTCAGTAAAAGAAGAGCTATAATCAAACGCAAACGAAAGAAGTCCCGTGCTGGCAGCTTTGTAATCATACAAAATCATTGCCCGATATATACGTTGAACACCCTGGAGACCATTTGCTATAACTGGTCGAAAGGTCACCACCATATCATAATTAGCCGCATTGTCTTGATACGCAGTTTTAGATTGACGATGTATGTGTGAATTCAGTCTAAGAATGTAGTGACTGTCGTCATCGCTCCCGCCTGTCGCAGAATAGGATATTTGGTCAACCGGATTGCCTGAGCCAAGAATAGACCAACGATACCATTGCTTAAAGAATGTATTGAACACGTAGCAAGCTGACTGACTTGAGCCATCGTCAGCCAAAAATCTTATCTCGTTAACATGGTCAAACAAGGTAATTTGCTTGATGGTCGATGCGTCAACTAAGTCCTCTACAGGTGCCCCCACATACTGCACTTGACCATTGGTTGCCACAAGATAGACGCCACGGTCAGCTATGTAAAAGACGCCAAACGAATGTGATAAGTGCGGGCTTCCTGGAATTGCTCCTTGCCCATTTGCCAATAAGCTAGGCTGACTAAATCCGCCTTGACCAATAGCGTTAGGACCATCACCACTTACTGCGAAAACGGCATCACGTGTAAAGACGGTAAGAAAGTTTACGTTGGTTTCAATCGCAGTCACTGCTGCTGAATCACCAGGTACATCAATTACAAACTGGGGAACTGGAAAGCCAGGTGAAAAGCCTTGTTGGAAGGGCTTTGAGAATCTAACAAACTCAGTTGGAGTCGCCAGAAACGCTCGACCTTTGTGCTCGATAATATCAGTTACGGAGCCAGGTTGGTAATTATCAAGAACGCCTCCGGTAGTATAAAGAACAGGCGCTCTATCAAAATCTTCTTGCAACTCTCCAAAGTCCATAAAAGTAAATGACTTCTGAGACTCATCCAAAACGGCTGTTTTTATCTTTTTGAGCAAGACGCCATCACCAGCAGGGGAGCTACGATACATAGTGACTCGTATCCTGCCGCGCTTTAAAGATGCGTCGCAAGCATAGACCCGCGCCACCACAGCAGTATTTATCGACGTTGTGGTTACGGTTCTAATCGGCGTAGTTACTGACTCGTGCAAATTGTTCAACGAATCAACGAACTCATAGACAAACGAATAATTATAATCTTTGTTTGCCGTAAGACGCGAACCAAACGTGGTGGGGATTGCCGCTAAAGATCTAACCTCGGGATACTCATAGAATCCATTTTCCACTAGCGTGTCATTATCGTAAGAGAACAAAGACCCTCCGCCGATAAGAAGCTGATTACCAATATCCACAGCAGGTAGAGAGCGGTTTGTATCTAGAACTAGCTCGATTGAAGAGACTGAATAATACTGGTCTACATCGATTGCTGTAACTGCACTTATGTCTTCAGCGTCTGTGTTCGTGTTGCCTGACGAGGTTAAAACGTTAGAGCCAAAGATATACCTAGCAGCAGTGCTGGTGCTTTTGCCTGGCGCAGAAACCCTCGATACTCCGTCAAAGAGTCTAAAGTCATTACGATAAATACTGTGATAGTCAGACGTATAGTTTAAGGAAGATACCCCAGGTACACCTGATGCAATCAACTTACCCGTTTTATCAATCAAATAGTTGCACGAGTTAAAGCCACCTTCATTACCATTAGTGCGAGAGATGTTTACGTAGGTTTTTGACCCAAACCCCGTGGCCTCTGATACTGTGCTTGAACTGATAAATTCCCGAAAGCTATCTGAGATGAGACTCGCATTTTTGCAAATTGACTCAAGACCTGAGCTTACCGCTGTACGGCTTGATGAAAAGTAAAAAATCTCATGATCTTTTGCTCTCTGTAGCTCATACTCGTCATCCAAAGAAATAGCACCGAGATTTAAATGACCTGCTGTCATGCCGAAAGCGTTTTCAAGCTCTGTTTGAACCTGGGCTTGATTTGTTATTGAGTTGTTGAATCCTGACCCTGGCTCAATGACCGAAACATCTAAACTTGTGCCTGACAAAAACTTAGCATAGACGACGCAGGCAGAAGAAAACTGAGCAAATGGAATGTCTGTGGCAGCGCCTGCTGCCGGAAAAATAGTTACAAACTTTTCCCCACTCGTCCCAGAGCTACCTGAAGTAGTTGATTGAGCAATCGACTTAATTCCAAGAAAGTCATAAGTCCCATCATTGAATCGAGCACTGCCGCCGCCTTCTTCTTCAACGACCCCCCCAGTAGAATCAGCAGCAGTTGAAGTGGTCACAAAAACATCAGAACTTGTACCGGATACAAAAGAGCAGGTTGCGTTTACCAGGTATCGGTCTTTAAAAGAGTTATCAGTAAATGTGGATGAAAAGCTTAAGGAGTCTTTGTGCAAGAAGGCAAAAAACACCTGTTGCTCTTGATTCCCCTTTCCGCCGGATACCTTGTCGTTAAATGCAACGAATACAGCGTTATCGTTAGTGTCGGCAGGGTCGTAGCGCAAAGCAATGTTAGGGAAGTTTCCTGAGCCATATCCCATGCAATCTGTATCTAGATACGTTTGCGGCGAACCGAGTTTTTGGTCATGAGTTGCCGAAGGTATACCGCTAAAGTCAGAAAACAGAAACCTTGAAACCGTCGCAGAGCCAGTTACGCTGGTCCCTGAACTTTGATAATAAGCAACATAAACTACTGTTTTATCAGGGTTTACATCTACGCTTATGCTAGAAGCTCTTTTATGAACCGCAATGTTTGAAGAGCTATTGTCTTGCAGAGTGGTGAAGCTTGGAGAAGAAACAGTCGGAACACTGCTTGAGAAATTATATCTCGTGAATTGAATCGAGATATTGTTACCAAGAGAGTTTGTATTACTTAAAAAGACGTAAACGTAATTGTTGCTGTCCTCCACTAAATGAACAGACGGCATAGCTGAGATTGAAAGCCAGAAATCAGCACCTGTCCTGTCTATGGTTTTGATTACCGTAGGCTTTCTGTAAAAGGTTCCGCTTTCTACTTCTCTTACCGCAATTACAACCTCGTAAGTTGCATTTGGGTCAGATCCCGTAGGGGTGGTTTGAACATAGCACAATATGTCATATTCAACAGATGCTACTGTTTTTCGTATCAAATTGACACGGCCAACTTTTTTGTTGTTTGGTGTGTAAAGGGAGTTATTGGCGTAAGTGCAGTCCAGAAGATCCTCTACGGCCTTCATGCCGCTCGTGCCTACTTTGTTATAAAGAACCTGCCCATCTGCCAAAAGAAGGCTGTCTCTAAACTTATGAAGACGTGCGCCCTTTTTAGTAACTGCGGCAGAAACCGCTGGTAGCAATCCGCCATTATCACCTACTGTAGCTGTTCCGTCTCGAAATAAGTCAAACCCTTTACGCTTATTAATCTGTCCTGTTTTGGAGAACGTTACATCACGCGCATCCTCAACAGAACCTGGCTCTGAGTAAGGCTCTGAAGATTTTTCATCAACACCCTTGAGCATAGGAAACGATATAGTCTGTTTTCGTAGAGCCATCAGAACACCCAAAAAGTCACAGTAACATCAGCAGAGCACTTAACGATAAATTCATCACGAGGACGACGAGGCTTTGTTGAGGAATCGAAGATAACTGAGTTTGCATCCCTGCGAACTGGGATATAACCATTTATTGGACGATCGAGAGAGTGGCCCACGGTATTATCTTGTCCGGTTTTTAGCCGAACATCTTCAATTAAAATGCCGTCTATTATGCTGCTATCGCTAACAGAGTCAGCAAACCTTTGAATGTTGCCCTGTAAGCCTGACAGCGCAGAGGATAAATGAAATTGGCTTTGAAATTTACGAGCCATGTCTCACCTCTGCTAGTAGCGAAGAATAAAGTCGTCTCTGAATCGACCCTTACGAACGTCCCGAATAGCGTGCGAACCACTAGCATCACGCGGCGAGATAGCTCGAATAATACGACTAGAGAGTTGCTGACGCTCACGCTCTAGAGCAGAAACGTCAGACTCCTCTTTCATAAGCATACGGATTGCAGTCGCTACAACCACGTACTCCTCATAGCCTGGAATTACGTTCTCAATCTCTGTCACCGAAACCGAAAACTGCGTCGCCTGCGGGACATAGTAAAGCGTAATTGTGCCTGACTGTGAGTTACCGGGAATAAGTTTTATCTTAGTCCCCTCGATCTTGTACATTGGCTCAGCCAATCGATCGATAACTGCATAGGGCGTATTGTAGACGTTGCGTTCAGTAAAGGAGTAGGCCTTGAGCGTCGATGTAATTCCACCGGAATCATAATCAACGCCCAGGGCCTTGTAAAAGTCTGCTGGCAGGTTCTCGCCCCCGGTCGCAAGAGGGGCGTTGTAAGTTTGCTCAGAGACAAAATAGTCTTCGTAACTTTTGACCATAAAGTCATGTAACTCGGAGATGCTTGAGTTCAGGTAGTCCTGAATCTCCGCGTCCGTTACGAAGGTGCTATTTTCCATGTCAGCGCGACGACGCGCACGGGTTCTTAAGTCAGACTCAGTGTACGTCGCCATGCCCCCTCCTTATGCACGCATGTCTAGGTAGTCATCAAGAGCATCGACGAACGCGCTGCCGTCTTCTTCTTTGATGGCCATAGCCATACGTCTTCCCGCATCTTCTTTTGCCTTGCCGTAATCATCATCTGAAGAGCCTTCAGCATCTTTGCCTTTGGCTTTCTCCAAAATCATGACCGCAAGACCTTTGCCCTTGCCCTTCATCAGCGTGCCACGCTGGTGTTCTTCAGAAGTAGAGTTACATAGAACTCGTCATTCTGAGCGGGGCCTGCATTAAGAGTAAGCGTCACAGTGCCAGACGCCACTGCATCAGTCACCCCAACAACATGTGTCGGAGCAGCCGCATTCTTAGCAGTGTAGAAAGCACCCAAAAGCGCCTCATAGTTATCTGACAAAGTGATTGTTACAGTTGTTCCGGTCGTGTCTGCCTCTGCAGTCGCACCAATAGAAAGCGGTTGATCCGAATTCCCTTGGTACAAAGCCACAGCAGCAGAAGCGCCGGTGCCTGTTACCTTTGCGGCGAAAGACAGAATCTTCAACTCGCGGTTGACAGCCTGTACGCCGAAAAAAGTTCTGTTAGCCATTACTTACCTCCTTAGCTTACTTCGCCATCCAGGAGGACAAGTGTGAAGCTGAAGTCATCCCCGTCAGGAATGTCTGT